CACATTGTTGTTACTCTGTTTTATCATTTGTCCTCCTTAGAACAAAAACATCCTTTGAGGGGATGTTCTATTTAATTATACAGGAAATTTTTCCATGAAGTGCAAAACTCGTTCAGATACCCCACCCCAAGCAGACCAATTAGTTCCTTTATTAGACATGTGGTATGCAATTTTTGCATTTGTTAATGGATCAAACAATGCATCATTACTGCTTAAATCAAATTGTTTTCTACGTGCTGGTCCAAGCGAATCAATCATGTTTATTTGGAAAAGACCATAGGAGTTATCTCCAGTTTTTCTATTCTTATTGTGAGAATATGGTCTTCCAGTTGATTCCTTCATGACAACTGCCCAAGCAATTTTTAAAGCATCTCCTTTAAATCCAGCAAGCTCAAGAATAGCTTTTAGTTCTTTAGGCTTCAGCATTTTTGATCTATCAATTTTAACAATCTTGATATTTTCTAGTCTGTCAAAAGATACTTCGTATGAATTAGGAGCTGCATAGCTTTGTGTAGGCTTATTAGTAATATCAATAGATGATAATGCTAAAACAGCAACGGTAGCTGGGATAGCAAATCTAAGTTTTGAAATATCCATTACTTAATTATAACAAAGTCAAGCTTTAAAGTCAATATATTGTGATATAATTTAGTCATGGCCACAGGAAGAACATCTAATACCCTATATTCTGTTGGTAGTCCACCACCAGAAATTATCTGGACAGTAGTCCGTGGAGACACTGCAGCTTTTAAAGCATATGTAACTACCGATGCTCTAGAACCACTTTTTATCCCTGACTGGGAAATAGAGATGGATGTTAAGAGGGGAGATCTTGTAGTGGTTACTCTTTATCCACAGGCAATTCCAGATACAACTACTGTAGATCCAAATGACAAGGTTCCAGGAGAGTTTTTGGTATCATTGACAGCAGAGCAGTGTGACCTACTTAGAACTGGTGATGTTTTTGATATTCAGATGACTAATGAAACAACAAACCAGGTTTGGACAGTTGCTAAAGGAACATTTGAGATTATTGAGGATATTACTAGATAATGGCAACATTATCAATTACAGACCTTTCTGCCAGAAGTCTTTCTCAAATAACAGATCTATCTCCAAAAACATCATTTTCTAAATCAAGCGAAAAAGTTCTATCATCAATTACTAATCTTGCAGATCGTAGAATTGGCTGGGTAAATCAAGAGCAATACGCAAAATCAAGATTTTCAAGTATTATATTTTCTAAAATGTCAGCGTCTCAAATTCTGCCATTCAGGATATCTTTTGAATCAATTGGTGTTAAGCCATATGATAACCAATATACTCCACCAGTTGGTATTCAGGTTATTGGATTTAATAACTATATTCTTTAATATAATGTTATAATAGCCTCATGGCCAAAATTGACATTTCTAATCTTAAAACTAAGTTTGAATCTGGTGACAGACCAACTGGTCAAGATTTTGTTGATTTAATTGATACCCTTGCTGCAAATTCTACAGACTTGGGGTCTAATGGAAATAATGAGCATTCCGTCTCTGGAATTGAAAATACAACAATTTTAGAGTCTGTTCCAATCGCTGATTGGAGAATGATTAAGTACATTGTTTCTATTTCTAAAACAACAAATGGAGATAATAAGTTTTATGGCACAGAATTTACCGTATTGATTGATGGATCAAACATTAATATTAGTCAGTATGGAATCATAGACAATGATGGGGATATTGGAACCGTTGATGTCTCAAGGGTAGGAAGTAACTTAGTTTTAAGTATTATTCCAAACCCTGCAGTTAAGCCAGTCACCGCACGTTTTGCACGTATGGGACTTAAGGCATAAAATAAGGAGATAAACCCATGGCAACAGTAACTAAAGACTTTAGAATAAAGTCAGGTCTGGTTGTTGAAGGTACAAGCGGTACAATCAATGGCTCAGACATTATTACAGAGGACGCTATTACTGGCGGGACTCAAACTAATATTAGCGTAACGTATAACCCTACAACAAAGCTTGTAGATTTTGTAGCAGAAAATGGAGTATCAGACTCTACAACAGCAGATTTGGCAGAAGATCCAGATGCAACTGTTGACAGTGGAACTATGTATTTCACTAATGCTCGTGCAAGAGCTGCAGTTGATGTAGAAGAGTCTAGTCACTTAACTTATGATTCGGAAACAGGGATTTTTGGATCAACAGTTGGAAATGGTTTAGAGGTTGAAACTGGAGAGCTTCAGATTGATCTAACAGTGACTGTAGATTTAGATTCTGAGCAAACACTAACTAACAAGGTTCTTGGAACTGCAACATCTTTAGGAGCAAATTTAGATGCAGATTCTAATAAAATTATTAATCTTGCAGCACCAGAAAACGCATCGGATGCTGCAACAAAGGGATATGTTGATGGTGTTGCTGCTGGTCTAACTTGGAAACCAGCTGTTAATTTACTTGCTACTTCAAATGTTCCACTAACTGGCAATACTGAAACTGTTGTTATTGATGGTCATGCTGCCCTAGATAATACAGATGACGGATATCGCCTATTGCTTATTGGTCAGACTACTACAACTGAGAATGGTGTTTATGTATATGCTGATAACGGAACTACATATACTCTAACTCGTGCAACCGATCTAGATACTGTTGAAGAGCTAGATGGTGCAGCTGTCTTTGTGATGGAGGGTACTCAGTATGGATCAACTTCCTGGGTCCAATCAAATCACTATGCAGATTCATTTGATGATCAAGAGTGGGATCAGTTTTCTGGAGCTGGAACATATCTGGCAGGAACAAACCTAGAGCTAGATGGAAATACCTTTGCCTTGGCTGATTCAATTACACTAACATCTGTTACTGCAGATCTAACTGGAGATGTTACTGGTACTGTTTCGGATATTTCAAATCACGATACATCTGCTCTTGCAGAAGATCCAGAGGGAGATGGCAATAGTGGAACCTGGTACTTTACCAACCAAAGAGCTGTTGATGCGATTGAGGCAGTTGTACCAAACTTCACTGAAATTGACATTAATAGCATTGCAAAGCAGGTTGCAGCAACAACTGGTGTGGTAGCTACTGCTTCCACTGTTACTGCATATGAGTTTGCAAAGGCAGATTACAGATCAGCTGAATTTTTAGTAAAGGTTTCTCACGGAACACACACAGAGGTCTCCAAGATAATCCTTACGCTAGATATTTCTGATAATATTGCAATTACAGAATATGCTATTGTTGGAACCAATGGATCGCTTTCGTCTATTTCGGCAGATGTTAGCGGAAATGATGTTAGACTGAGAGTAACAACTGAAGAGGATTCTTCTACTGTAAAGGTAGTTGGAACACTTTTAGCATAAGCTAGTTAATAAAATTTTGAGGCTCTTTCAATAAAACGAAAGGGCCTCATTATTTTAATAAAATATGTTAGAATTAATAAGGACTATAATCTAATTATAGCAATAGGAGAAACCGCTTTTGACAACTTCTGAAAAAGATTTTAAGGTAAAAAATGGCTTAATCGTAGCCGATGGCGGTACTTTTGGTGGCCCAGTGGTCATCCCAGAACCAACTGAGCCAAATCAGGCAGTAAATAAAGGCTATGTTGATTTTGAAATAGGCCAAATACGTGCTGTCATAGGTGTTTTTCTTGCTACTACAGAAAATATAGATATAGCAACTGATACATTAGCTAACGAAGTGCTTGATGGATTTACACTTGAATCCCAAATGAAAATTTTGATTAAAGACCAAACTGATACATCAGAAAATGGAATTTATATAATAACCGAATCTGGTCCAGCCATTCGTGACTTAAACTATGATGACGCAGAAAAAATTAATGCTGGAGATATTGTATATGTTGAAAATGGAATTTCAAATTATCAAAGTGGCTGGGTTCTTCTTGGCAATGTTGTAACTTTAGACGAGGACCCACTAAATTATTCCAAAATTTTTGGTCCGACTTTTATCCAAGATTCTATCGGGGCTGGAAACGGAATTACGGTAACACCATCCGCTACTGAGACTACTATTTCAATTGATTCTTCTGTGGTTGCTACTCTTTCTGGAGCAGGACAGCTTGATTCATCTATTACATCATCTAGTCTAACTTCAGTCGGAACTCTTTCTTCTTTAAATATTTCTGGTTCATTGGATATTGCAGAAGATCTAGATGTTGTTGGAGATACCAACCTTGTAAACACAAATATTACTGGAACTGCAAGCATTAATGATATAGACGTATCTGGAGATGCAACACTAGTTAATCTAGATGTATCTGAAGATACAAGCTTAGCGAATTTAGATGTTTCTGGTATTGCCAATGTTAATTCTTTAAATGTTTCTGGAGAAGCAGATTTTTCAGATGCAATAACAATCATAGAGCCAACAGGACCTACAAATCCAGCAACAAAGGCCTATGTAGACGCCCTGCTTGATCAAGATTCTGTAGAAATTAAAACTATAGACGACTTGTCAAATTATTTTAATGGATATAATAGTAGGTTTCAGCCAACTTATCAAGGTATTCCAGTAACACTTCAAAATCCATTCAACCTTTTATTAACAATTGATGGTATAATACAATCAGTAGGTTATCCAGATTATGTCTGGCAATCTGTTATGCCAAGGGTAGGATTTAGAATAGACAATGATGGCTATATCGCCTTCCCAGAAGCAGTTCCAGTAGGTTCAACCTTTGATGCTAGAATTCTAGTGGGATCAGCAACAACTACACAAACAAAGGTCTATCCATTTAAGGCGATGGATATAGTCCTAGGAGGATATTAAATATGGCAAGAAGAATTTTGGATCTTAAGGGATACACCCTCAATCCAGCTACACGAGTTATTACATACCCAGGAATTATTAAGCAAGAACAGCTTATCCTGATTACTAACGTAACTGCTGGGCAGGTGATTTATAATTTTTCTGACCCATCACTCAAAGCAACAGCATATTCAACGTCTATTTCTGGTGCAACTGGAACAACAACGATAACCCTAAACTTTAACACAGCAGCAATGTCATCAACAGATAAACTTCAGTTTATTATTGATGAGCCAAATGAAAAAATTGAGCCATCAGAAGTTCTAAAAGACCCAGTAAACAAACTCCGTGTTTCTCAGGGTAAAGCCTTAATTGATACTGACTTTGAGTATGGCTCTCAGCAAACCAAATGGGAAAATCTTGCCATGATTAATAATCGTCCATTTGCTTTCCAAAATGCTAATGCAATTACTAGCATTTCTGCTATTACTATGAGCACTGGATCAAAAACTGTTTCTGTAACTAGAAGCTCTGGAAATTTCCCAGCTAATGGATCACCAATTTATGTTCAGGACACATTCTTGTCTATTGCAAATGGTAACTTTATTATTGAAACAGGTGGTGGCACTGGAACAATTACTTATACTGCAAGAGCAAACAATACAACTGATATTACGGATATTCTAGACACTAATAAAACTGCAGTTTATGAAGGGTCGATCTATTCTTCTGCAAAAATTGGTGGAGCGCCAACAATGACATATTCTGGAAGAGAGATTACTGTTACAACAACAGTTCCACACGGACTATCAATTGGTAACGAGATTACAGTTTCTGGAACTACTGCTAGCACCAATGCGCCTAATGGCACATTTGTTGTTGCTACAATTATTGACAATGATACTTTTGAGTACTATGTAAATGCAGCTCCAACTGGAACTCTAACGGCTAGCTCAGCTTCCGTTTACGTTGTTCCACAGGGACAGGTTCTTCACAGACCGCAAGATGGTGGAGTTATATTTTCTTCAAACTCTAGCTCTAATTTTGAGCAATTAATTAGGCAGACTCGTCGCTATTTCCGCTATCAGTCTGGAAAAGGTATGCAGGTTTCTTCTGGAACAATTCTAAAGCCTAACCTACAATTAGACTCAATTACATCGTCTGGTCTAACAGCAACAGTCCAGACAAAAGAAAAGCATAACATTCTTCCTGGAACAACAGTTACAATTGCTGGATGTTTTGATGCAGCCTACAATGGAACATTCTTGATTACTTCTGTAACTGGGTTTAATACTTTCCAGTATACGATGCTGAGTGAGCCAACTAGTACTGTTGGAACTGGGCCATACTACGCAGCTATTCAGGGGTGGTATGGAGCATCAAACAGGCTAGGAATGTTCGATCAACAGAATGGTGTATTTTTTGAGTTTGATGGACAAACTTTATATGCGGTTCGTAGGTCATCTACATTCCAGCTATCTGGAAGAGTAAATGTTACTAACGGCGGGAATACAGTTACACAAACCAGTTCTTCGTTCCCAACAGCATTTTCAAAGCAACTTGCTCCTGGAGACTTTATTGTTATTCGTGGACAGTCGTATAAAGTTCAGGATATTGCTTCAGAAACTTCTCTGACCATCTCTCCATCATATCGTGGTGCAACATCATCACATGTGATTATGTCAAAGACAGTAGATACAAAAATTTCACAATCAGAATGGAACATTGATAAGGCAGACGGTAGTGGTCCATCAGGATTTAATATTGATCTGTCGAAGATGCAAATGTTCTACATTGATTATTCGTGGTACGGAGCTGGATTTATTCGCTGGGGTCTTCGTGGAATTAATGGAGATGTTTTCTATGTACACAAGATGGAAAACAACAACATTAATCAAGAAGCATATATGCGTTCTGGAAACTTGCCAGCTCGTTATGAGTCAATTACTTATCCGCCAACAACAAAAACTACTGCTTTGTTTGGTGAATTGGACCTAACACTCTCAGTTGGTTCTACATCTGGATTCCCATCAGCTGGAACAATTTGTATTAGGGATGGCTCTAAATATGAATATGTTGAATACTCTTCAAAGACTCCGACATCATTTGTTGGCTTGACTAGAGGAAAAGCTGGAATTACAACAGCAACTTCTATGACTATTGCTGCTGGCTCTAATCTTGGAACACTTTCTAGCGTTACAAATGTTCAGCCAGGAATGAGGGTTTCTTCAGCGTCTATTCCAGAAGGAACATTTATTTCAAGTATAATCCCAGGTACAAATAATGTGCGACTAAGTCAAGCAGCTACTGCAGCAAATCCATCGGATGTCATTATTCCACCTCTGGGATCTGCTAGCCAAACTTTTGCATATTCTGAAACTGCTCCAGTATCAGTAGAGTTGGCTTATCCAACATATGGACCAAGCTTGTCACACTGGGGAACTTCCGTAATTATGGATGGAGGATATGATGACGATAAGTCTCTTATCTTTACCTATGGTATGACTACCCCAACTGTTATTCCAGCAGGAGCATCACGTGCACTGTTTTCAATTCGTGTGGCACCATCTGTAGATAATGGTATTGCTGCCAACTTTGGACAGCGTGACCTAATCAATAGAATGCAGCTTAAACTAAAAGATCTTGGTATCTCTACCAGAACAGCTAGCTCAAACTATTTAGTTCGTGCTTATCTAAATGCTACCCCATCGATATCGTCTACATGGAGTACGCCAACAGAGGGTGCGGCTGGACTAGCAAACTCTTCATTGGCTCAAATTGCAGCTTATCCATCAGCATCTAACGTAACTGTATCTGGTGGTGAGATTACAGGTGGATTCTTGTCTCAAGGAACTGACTCTATTGATCTTACCTCACTGCGTGACCTAGGAAACTCAATCTTGGGTGGTGGATCTTCTGTGTCCAACACACAGATTTATCCAGATGGACCAGATACGCTAACAATTGTTGTTACAAATCTAAATTCATCTAGCTCAATTGATATTTTAGGTAGATTATCTTGGACAGAGGCCCAGGCCTAAATAGGAAGGGGTTTTAGATGCCAATCAACAGAGCAAAAGTAAGTGAAGTTAGTCAAGAAAAAGTACTTAACCTGATTAATGATCTTGCTTCTAAGGTGTCATCATCTAATCCAGTTTTCACTACTTCTCCAGTTTTACCAGAATCTGGAATTACTTTTATTGACGGCAGTCAGACAAAAGAAGGGGTTGTTTCTAGAACTCCAATTATTAAAAAGACATCTTCTTATACCTTAAGCAGCCTATCAGAACGAGATTGTTTAATTGAAATGAATAGCACTTTGCCAGTAACCCTTACGATACCTACTGATCAAGCATTAAACTTTCCGATAGGATCTTCATTAGACATAATTCAAGCTAATTCTGGTGAAGTTACTGTTACATCAAGTCCAATTACGCTTGGGACATTTGGCTCTGGCGGATCTTCTAGCGGAATTACTCTGGCTCTTGCTACACAAAATCTTAATGTTGAGCCTGGACAGCTAATATCTGGAACTGGAATTGCAGCAGGGACATTGGTTGTAAGCTCAGATGGAACAAACATTGTTGTAGATACTCCGTTTACTGGTCAGGTATCTGGAACATTAACTTTTAAGGTTGGTCTTGTAGCTACTCCAGGATTTAAGCTACGAACCAAGTGGTCATCTGCTACAATATTTAAAAGAGCTGAAAATAGTTGGATTATGTTTGGCGATTTAGAAGCTTAAAGAAAGAGTATATATGGCTGTAAGTAAGAGAACTGGCAAAAAGTCTTTAGCGGCAAATGACTTCCTTATTCCTTTGCCACCAGGACCGCCAACCGCATCTGATGTTGGAACAAATAGGCCATATGATAATGGATCTGCTGTTGTAGAATTTAGTGCTGTAGATTTAGCTGTTTCTTATAAGGTTTATGCAAATGCAACTGGGCAAAGCACTGTGACTGCAACTGGAACCTCCTCTCCAATAATTATTACGGGACTTAAGTCAAATGTTTTATACACCTTTACTGTTACTGGATTTAATGATCAGGGTGTAGAAGGTGACCCAAGCGATCCATCTATTGCAACATTAATAACAACTGTTCCAGCCACTCCAGCTGCACCAACAGCAACTTCTCCAAATGCTGATCAAGATAATGTTTCCTGGACAGCACCAAATAATGGTGGAAAAACTATTTCTGGATATATTTGGACATGCTCTGATGGCAAAACAAACCTTGCTGGAGGAACTCCAGGAGGTGGACCAACAACTAGCACTTCTATCACTGTATCTCAAGAAGCTGGTACTGCTCAGACATATACTGTGTATGCCATTAATCCAAATGGAAATTCCGCAACCTCTCCAGCCTCTGCTAGCGTAACCACAACATTTTCTTTTGCACCATTTGGAGCTTTTGGATTTTCACCATTTGGATTTTCGCCATTTGGATTCTCTCCATTTGGATTCTCACCATTTAGTGCCTTTGGATTCTCTCCATTTGGATTTTCACCGTTTAAAGCTTTTGGATTCTCTCCATTTGGATTTTCACCGTTTAAGGCTTTTGGGTTTTCTCCTTTTGTATGCATTGCGTCTGATACAAAAATTGCAACAATATCGGAAAGTGGCAAGGTCTTATGGGTAAAAGCAAAAGACATTGTTGTTGGTGATAAAGTATTTACTCCTAATTGGGACGAATTTCTTGGCGACGATATTGAAAGCCCATATGATTCTATTATTGAATATCAAAGTCTTACTAACATGAGAATAGAATCTGGTGAGGTTGTTGCAATAAAGAAAAAGGTTGTTGAAGAAACTGTAGTGTTTAATAACAATATTGAAAAGAGGTTTTCTTTAACACAGCCAGTCTTAGTGATGAGAGCTGGGCAAGATTTACACTCATGGGTTTTTGCTGGTGACGTTATTGATGGTGATATTGTTTGGGAATATGATTTTGATACTCAAACCTTTAATAAAACTATTATAGAAAACGTGTCTTTTATTTCTGAAGATGAATATGTCTATGCCTTTGACGTAGAGGAAATAGATACCTTTATTGCTGGTAATGTTATATGTCACAATAGACTTAAGGTTTAGACTTTTTATTTCAAATATGGTATGATAGATAAAAAGAAAGAAGTCGAATGATAACTGATCAACTACCACAAAGCGTAAGCCAATCACCACAACCACACAAATTTTTTGAAAGATATCTAGATAATGATTTGAATAGTCTCTCTAAAGAGTTAAGGATTAGATATGATAGGATTCAAAAAGCAGAAATACTTGGCGTAACTCCACTAACAGATTATGAGTCTTGGGCAGAATCAAATAGCGTCTCTACAATGAAGTGGAGACAATACAATGTTTTTCAATTTCACATTCCAGAAATCTATAATTTATATATTGCTGTTAAAGAAATGGCACAAGAGGCTTGTGAATATTATGGCCTAGATTTTGCAAAACAGAGATATATGATGCAGGGATGGTTTAATATTAATAGCACAAGTAAGGGTGGAAAGTTAGATTGGCATGATCACGGACCAACTGGTGCACCACTGTTTCATGGCTATTATTGTGTAAATGCCGAACCATCAATTACAAATTATGTTGTTTTTAATCAATCAGTCGAAAATATAAACAAAAACAATCGGGCAATCCTCTCTGAAATGGGACATCCCCATGCAATGGGTGACTGGGAATGGGATGGAGATAGGATTACTATTGCCTATGACCTTATTCCATTAGATCAAGTTGTTAATTTTGGAATGGAAAATGAGCAGCATTGGATACCTATAAATTGAAAACCCCAAAGCCGCCACAAAAATTTTTTGAAAGATATTTAGATAACAATCTAGATGAATTATTTAATTATCTACAAGAAAAGCAACAGGACATTTTGGCTGGAAAAATAGCTGGTATCCCATTAGACAAAATTAAAGATTACGACATATACAATGGACCGTCTACTCAGCTTGGAACATATTATAATATTTTTGATTTTGATAATGAAGCAATTCAGAAGCTAAAGAATGCACTAAAATCTGCAACCCAGGAAGCCTGTGAGTACTATGGCATTGATTTTGAGTCAAAAAATTATCATATTCATGGTTGGTTTAACTTAGACTATCAATCTCCAGAAAACAAAGAAGAAGGAGTGTCACCATTAAAACATTCTGAGCATTATCATGATCACATGGGCGGAGAGGGCGCACCCACCTTTCATGGGTATTACTGCGTAAATGCTGAACCATCTATTACATACTATAAGATAGATAGAATTGTTGATTTTGAAAATATTAATAAAAATAATCGAGCAGTTATATCTGAAACTGGACATCCTCATGGAAGAGATGATTGGTATTCGGAAAAGCCAAGAATAACTATTGCATATGATATATCTCCAGTTGGGTTTGGGTCATTATGGCAAAAGTTATAAATAAGCTCAGGTGTGTTATTTTTGGGCATCAAATTTTAACACAATCTTGTCCAGTAACTGGAAGCAGGCTAGAATCTTGCACAAGATGTGGCTTAGGAAATCTTCCACATAATAAAGAAATGAGGTTCATTTAATATGATTCATATTATTAAAAATTTTATATCAAAAGAAGATGTATCGATAATTAAAGAATATATTGAAACAATTAAGTTTAACACTAAAGAAGATCATGTTCCTTTGCACGATAATTTGTTTGAAGTAAATGGCGTTGTTTTTGATTTACATACTCGTGGAGAAATGCCAAATCATATACTTAGTATATTTTCTAAATATTCTGAAGGATTTTATAAGGCAGTTCAGGAGATTGAAAGCATAAATTATCATCCACCAATGTTCTCTAAACATTATATAGCAAGATATAGAACTGGAGTCTCTGTTGGACCACACTTTGACCCAGATAAACCAGAAGGAACCTATAAGTCTTATATTTACTGGAATGATGATTTTTCTGGCGGAGCACTAAATTTCCCAGAACTTAAAGAAACGTTTACGCCACAACCAGGAGACCTTGTTTTCTTTATTGAAAATGAAGAAAATCGTTATGAGGTTACAAGAGTTGAGTCTGGCATTCTGTATATGTCAGAAGCCTGGATGGGCAAGGTTGGCAAGGCCTGGATGCCAAATGTTAACTATGAAGAAACTAATTGGGATGATTGGGAAATAAAGGGCTTTTAGTTATGTTAGTGTGATAAAATAGACTTATGTCAATCCCATCTAATCTTTATGCAGAAAAAATTTTTAGCGAACACCCAATTGCAATGTGGGCATTAGATGATAATCTAGACTACTTATCCCTAATCTCTAATAATAAAAGAAACATATATCTTCCATCTTCAAATCCAGATTCTTGGACGATTTTAAATGGAACTGCAACACAGAATACGCTAATTACCAATGAGCCACTGCCACAAACTTCGACTTCAACTATTGAACCAATTCCATCAATATCAAAAACTAATCAAATTACGCTAACCAGCTCTGAAATAATTAGCCCACTTTTTATGTCAGCAGATCTCGAAACATTTTCTATTGGGGCATATATCTATGCCGCAAACCCATTCTCCTTATCTTATGAAATTGGCTATACTTATGACGGGCTTGATAATCCAGTTTTTAGAAAGTTTGATTCAAAAATAAATAATAGATGGATTTTAGTTTCTGAAACTTTTACTGTTCCTCAAACAATTAATCCTATTAAGATTGTTTTGAGAATTACTCATTTAAACGTGGGTGGTAGTTCAAGTGACTATCAATTTTATATTAATGGAATTAATATTGGTCAATGGTCAGAAGAATTTTTAGCTACATCTGTAGGAGTTTCTGGATCTTCACTAGCAATAGATGCACCATTTACATCTCAGACAATAGAGGCAAAGTCTTATGGTCTGCAAGAACTTAATGGCTATTACTTTATTAATGACAATAAATTATTATGTAAAAATGCTGGGGTACCTATAGTTTATGGGTCATCTAATGTAACTAGAATATTTCCAAATAATGATAATCCTTCACTAATTATTCCTGGTCAAGGATTTTTAAATGATTCTGGTAGGTATAGAGATTATACTGTAGAAATGTGGGCTAGAATAGACTCTAGATCTACAGAGCCATTTAGAATATTTGGTCCTATTGGATCTGCTGATGGAATTTATGTCGATGGCCCATTTATAAAAATTAAAGTCGGTGATCAAACAGGGGCACATCCAATATCAGAATGGTTTAGACCAATGCTATTAGACTTTAAGGTTTCAGAAAATTCTGCCTCCTTATTGATTAATGGCGAAGAAGTTATTTCTGTTGCATATTCTACAGAAAATATTTCATTACCACCAGAAAAAATAATGTACAGCTCTCAGGAAGTAAGCAATGACTGGCTTGGGTTTTATGCATCTAATAGTGTGCCATTTTTAGATATTGATTGTGTTGCAATATATTCATACCTAGTTCCTGCAATTATGGCAAAAAGACGTTTTGCATATGGTCAGGCAGTAGAGTTTCCAGAAAGTGCAAATAGTGCCTATGGAGCAACCTCCGTATTAATCGACTATTCTTTTGCAGACTATACTAGCAACTATAGCTATCCAGATATTGGAAGATGGAATCAAGGTATAGTAGAGAACCTGGTGGTTAAAGATGAATCTTTATCAGTTCCAGAGTATAGCTTGCCAAATGTTATATTTGATGATGCTACTGATCTTAAATCTTGGTATGAAGATTTATATGAATTGCAAGACGAAGATCCATTCTTTAGTTTTACTGGAAAAGATGGGTATATTCTTTTTGACAACTTGAGCATTTTAAAAGAAGACCTAAAGGCATTTTGGGGAATATTTTATGCGACATCTATTTTGGAATCTACTCAAATATTGTTTAAAATACAAAATAAAAATAGCCTAGATTATTTAGAGGCATCTATTATTGGCGGAACATTACAATATAAGTTGGTAACAAGTGGCGAAGAGCAAATAATCTACTCATCATCTAACATTACAGCAAACAAGGAGATTGTTGCTGGGATAGACATTGATAAATTTTCAGAAAGCTTTGGTGCGGCAGCTTCTTCATTTTTTGGCAATAAGAATAATCTATCTCTTTTTATTGGCGGAGATCGAACCTTTTCAAAAACCTTTACTCAAAAAATAAATAGGTTTGGTTTTTCATCAAAATATAATTTAGAAAAAATTTCACAACTTTTTGATTCCTCTGGCATATTAGCATATTACAATGGTGTAAGCATTCCAGAAGATTATCCAATTGAATTCATTCAGAGTTTTGTTGGAAGCTATACCCTAATTCCAAAAGTATCTTTTGGCACCATAAAGATGGATATTGCCATTAGTTCCTACTGGGAAGACTACTTACCACTAACATACTTTGCCCAATATGTTTCAGACGTCTTTGATAAAAAATATTATGACGTTGATTTTATTCAATTTAATATTGACTATCCTGCCCTTGAGATTTTTAATCAAAATACCTATAACACCTCTAATAATCTTATAAAGTCTTATGTATCATTTCAATATCTAAAAAATCAGCCATCTTCACAGGACTCTTATTTTGTAAAAGTTCCTGCTCCAAAAAATAGCGTTATTAGTCCAGGATCAGAATGGCCTAATACAAAGTATGAGGTTACAGATGGCACCATAATTTATCCTCCTAAAAATATTAGGTTGGCAGACATATCAATAGTTACGCATTTAGAGTGGGCTGTAGATGGCATTATAGACAATCCATTAGTAGTTAAAAAAATGCAATATGCCTCACAGGCATTTAATGAGAGAACATCAAATCCAGTTCAAACTAGATTTGGTACATCAGTTTTTCCGTATTTAAAATATGGATCATACTTTGATTATAAGTCAAAAAATCCATTTAGAATTTATAAAGGAAGCACTCCATATTTATATTTAACTAAAAATACTGGAATAGAAAAAGTTGGAGATTATGATGATCTAGTTAATAGGGGACTATCAATACCCATTAACCAGAACATTGCAGAAAAGTATAAAATCATTGCCATTCAATCTTTTATTAGATATGGAAAAGACACTTTTCCGCAAGATCCAGAGCAAATTTTTGAGATAGAAAGCAAAGATACCTATATCAAGTTCTTTATTGTTGCAAATGATATTTCTGGTAAAAGGGCAAGAATTTATGGAATTAACGCAAAAACTGGGACATTTGAGAATGGAATTGCCTTTTATTGGAATGGTAAAATAGTTCGTGAACCAGTCATAACTCTGAATGACTGGGGTGTCTTGGGGATATCCTTTGCTAATGTACTAGACTTTGATTCGTATGTTGGTGGGTTTAGAGTTACTGGATCAGTTTTATTTAACAACCTTTCGCAATACCAATCAACCAATCTTCAAGAAATTCAAAGGCAGACCCTAAGATCTTGGTTTACTGCTAAATACGATGGCATTGACCCATATGACTGGGATTTTTGGAGTGATGACTATACGTGGAATGGACTTTTAGTATTTTCAGAATCATCGTTCTTTGGTGTTAATCCATCAGATATTTATAAGATTTACACTGGCACTAACAAAATAATTATTGACGATGATGTTCCGCTCAAGATAAATAGCTATGAATATCGTAAATATCAGAATATTTCTTGGGGAAATAAGATTATTCCTGCTGTATAATATGGTATACTGGTGGTTATGGAAGACAAATTTGCAGAAGCTCTTGGTAAGGCTAAGGTAACCCTAGTAGAGCAAACTGGATATTCTTGGGGTGTCTATGTTTGGAAAAAGTCTAATGGAAAATGGTTTACGGACGGCAATGGGAATGTTTTGAATATTCCAGCAAACAAGGGTGATGAAAATCAAATTGCAAAGCTTAAGCAGGCAGCGGCCTATCATGGAGAACCAGATGGAACACCAGTATTTTTCCCTGGGACAGCAAGAATTAGTGACGAAGAGTATAGTGAGCAGATTGACAGAATGAAGCAGGGATTAATCCCATCACTAAATGATATTGGTGCTGTAATGGCAGCAAAGAAAACCCTAGAGCTTTATGGAGATGAAGGCTAATGTCTGATGAGTATCAGTACCCTATTAATATTTCCTTGCCTGAATTAGAGCAAGAAGAAAATGTATTTAAAAAGCAAGATCCATTTGCCAAAAAGTGGGAAGACCTCAAATCATTATCTGGCTTAGAGAAAAACTTTAAGAGACGTTCTGATAGAATTGCCAAGGCGTATGATAGTGCAACGTTTACTGGTATTGATACTACTAGACAGGGATATCAGGATAGCGCCTTAGCAACTAGTTCTGGCGTAAATGGTGCAAGATCAAAAGAAATTAATCCTGGGACAGTGTTCCACAATGGCTATGGAATGTTTGATGTTATCACCCCACCATGGAACCTTTATGAGTTGGCAAATTATTATGACACCTCTTTTGCCAACCATGCAGCAATTGATGCTAAGGTAGAAAATATTGTTGGTTTAGGCTATGACTTTCATGTATCAAAAAGAACATTAATGCAGCTAGAAGCTTCTGACAATGATTCAGCAGTAGAAAAAGCAAGAAAACGTATTGAACGTGCTAAAGTTGCAATGAGAGATTGGCTAGAGAGTTTAAATAGCGATGACTCTTTTACAAATACTATGATGAAGTTTTATACAGATGTTCAGGCAACTGGAAATGGATATCTTGAAATTGGTAGAACTGTGACTGGAGAAATTGGATATATTGGTCACATTCCTGCAACGACAATGCGTGTGCGTAGACTAAGGGATGGATACGTTCAGATCATTGGTCAAAAGGTTGTTTATTTTAGAAATTTCGGGGCAAAGAATCCTAACCCAATTACTGCTGATCCAAGGCCAAACGAAATAATTCATTATAAAGAATACTCTCCATTAAACACATTCTATGGCGTTCCAGATATCATGTCTGCCATATCCTCACTGCATGGAGATCAACTCGCATCTCAATATAATATTGACTATTTTGGAAACAAAGGAGTGCCGAGATATATTGTTACCCTAAAGGGTGCAAAGCTGTCATCTGATGCTGAGGACAAAATGTTTAGATTCTTGCAGACTAGCCTAAAGGGTCAGTCACATAGAACACTGTATATTCCCTTGCCAGCAGATTCAGAAACCAATAAGGTTGAATTTAAGATGGAGCCAATTGAGGCTGGTGTTCAAGAGGCATCATTCAATGAATACAGAATTAGGAATAGAGATGACATTCTTGTTGCCCATCAAGTTCCGCTATCTAAAATTGGTGGTGGAGACTCTTCTGCCATCGCAGCAGCCCTTGCCCAGGACCGAACATTTAAAGAGCAGGTAGCAAGACCAGCACAGGCCAATCTTGAAAAAATGATAAGTAAGATTATTAAAGAAAAAACAGACATGCTGGACTTTAAGTTTAATGAGCTAACTCTAACTGATGAAATTGCTCAATCACAAATCCTTGAGAGATACGTTAAGACTCAAATTATGGTTCCGAATGAGGCACGTGAAAAGCTTGGCCTACCACAGCGCCCAGACGGAGATGAGCCATTTGTCTTATCTCCTAGACAGTCTGCAGATACCAGAGCAAATGTTTCTGGTAACAGAGCAAGGGATGCAGAAAGACGAAATAATGTTTCTGATAGTCCAGCGACAGTTTCTGGTAGAAATCCTTCTGGAGAAGGTAGATCATCAGAATAGTAACTTTTTAATAACTTTTTATAAAAATACTATATAATTGAGATAGCATGACTATACAGAAAGCCCATTGGGACACAGAGGGCGAAAGTGTCCGCCTATCAATGCCATTTAGCAAAGTGGATAAAGAGAGACGTATTGTCTCTGGATTTGCCACATTAGACAATGTTGATAAACAAGCTGATATAGTCACCACTGAAGCAAGCCTAAAGGCTTTTGCTAAATTCCGAGGTAACATTAGAGAGATGCACCAGCCTACAGCTGTTGGCAAAATGGTATCCTTCAAGGAAGATAAATATTTTGATCCAGAAACAAAGAAGTTTTACTCTGGAGTTTATGTGTCCACATATATTTCTAAAGGTGCACAAGATACTTGGGAAAAGGTTCTAGACGGAACCCTATCTGGTTTTTCTATTGGTGGTAGAATGAACAAGTGGGATGACGCCTATGATGAAAAAATCGATTCAAAAATTAGAATCATTAAAGATTATGATTTAGTAGAATTATCTTTGGTAGATAATCCAGCAAATCAATTTGCAAATGTTTTATCTGTTGAAAAAGTTGATGGAGTAGACATGATTAAGGGAGAAAGCTTAGACACCCAAATTGAAAATGTTTTTTGGGATAATGAGTCTGGAATTGTCATGCTGTCAGAGAACGACTCTGAGCTAAGCCCAACATCTGGAATTCCAATGCAAAATATAGGTTTCGTTGAAAAAAATGACAGCGAAAAAACAGATATGATAAAGTTCTTAGTTGATAGTGCTAAAGGCATTAATACAATTGAGATTAACAAGGAGGTAAGTCCTATGAATGAAAACACAACAGAAGACGTCGTTGAGAAGTCTGATGAAGTAGAAGAGTCACAGGTCGCTCCAGAGGCAGATGCCGTAGTAGATTCTGTTGAAAAGGCAGATGATGCTGAAGTCGCAAAGACTGAAGACATGGATGAGGATGACGCTAACGGCGATTCTGATCCAGAAGAGAAGTCTGCGGACATGGATGAAGACGAGATGAAGACAGAAAAGTCTGATTCTGTTGAAGAGGTATCTAAGTCGGATGAAGTAATTGTTGCCGCAGTTACTGAAATCCAGAGTACTCTAACATCAGCCTTTAGCGATCTAGCAAATACCGTAAAGTCTCTACACGAGCAGGTATCTGCGCTAAGCAAGTCAATTGATTCTGTAAAAAATGAGGTAGCAGAAGCCAAGGGACAGTTTAACGAATTTGGAAAGAGAGTGGACGCAGTTGAAGCAGACACCGCTTTCCGTAAGTCTGGCGATCTAGGCGAGATCGTACAGGAAACTCAACCAGAACAGGTTGAGAAATCCCTATGGGGCGGACGTTTCCTCAAAACTGCCGATCTATTTAGATAAAAATCACTAGGAGGTGACAATTATGTCGGAAGAGATTATTAAAAACTATCCAGGTGCTGGTGCCAACGAAGTAAATGGCGAAGGTGCATTTGCGTCTGGAGGTGTTGGTGGTGTAAACAACCCAGGTACAGACACACTTGGAAACATCCCAACAGCTAGCTTTGGTGTTACAACTGGTCCTAATGCCGTAAATCCTTCGGGTGATGCGGCAAGCGGTATCCTACGCCCTGAACAGGCACGTCGTTTTATTGACTACGTATGGGATGCTACAGTTCTCGCCAAGGATGGTCGTCGTGTTACTATGAGAGCTAACTCTATGGAGCTCGAAAAGATTAACGTAGGCGAGCGTGTAATTCGTGCAGCAGCTCAGGCTAACGCAGAGTACACAAACACTGGTGCAACATTCTCAAAGGTTGAATTGACTACAAAGAAGATTCGTCTTGACTGGGAAGTTACAGCTGAAGCACTTGAAGACAACGTTGAGGGTGGTGCTCTTGAAGATCACCTAGTTCGACTAATGACAAACGCATTTGCGAATGACATTGAGGACTTGGCAATCAATGGTACTGGAACTGGATCTGACGCATTCCTTTCAATCATGAATGGTTTCGTTAACAGAGTCAAGACCAATGGAGACGCTCACGAGGCTGTTGTAACAGTAGCTGATGATGCATGGACACCAGAGGTTATGCAGAAGATTATTCTTGCATTGCCACGTAAGTATCGTGCACTTAAGAGCAATCTTAAGTTCTACGCTGGTACAGATGCATTCCAGGGAATCGTTAAGAACAACGGTACCCTATCAGATGCAATTGCCGAGGCACTTGGAAAGAATGGTAACACTGCAGCTAACACTCAGTCTTACCTAGATGGACAAGGCCAGACATTTGGTGGTGCTCGCACTACTCGTGTTCTAGGCATTGATGTACAGGAAGTTCCTTACTACCCTGCTGGTTATGTTGACCTAACATTCCCACAGAACCGTGTATGGGGATTCCAGCGTGACATTACCGTAAACCGTCAGTATGTTCCTAAGAAGGACACCATTGAGTACACCGTATTCGTACGTTTTGGTATTCAGTGGGAAGAAGAGGACGCAATTGCGTTCGCTGACGCAGATAGCTCAGATTCATAAATCTTAGCTTGATCCTTAGAGGGGGTAGGGGTTTCGGCTCCTGCCCCCTTCTAATATCTGTTATAATATTATTTTAGGAGGATATTTTGTCACACAATAATGACGAAAAGGTAGCAATATATTCTTCTAAAAATGTTTCCTGGCATGGAGTTGGGAAAATCGTTAAGGGTTATAACATAGTCACAAAGCTAGCTTCAGAAAAATGGCTAGAACGTGATCATGTACGTATTGCGACCCCAGAAGAGGTTGCTAGGAGTTTTGGTAGATAATGGAAATATTAAGGGTCAAGCCATATGGTAATGCACTTGTTACTTTTACAGTTCCAGATGGCTATCCAGCAGATTCCGAATTTAAAGTTTTAATTACAGATCTATCAGATTTTTCTGTTACAGAAAATATATATATTGCAGAATCTGGAGATACTTTAAGCTTTGCATTGCCAGAATACTATGACAATGCTTATAGAATAGAGGTCATAGATGAAGATGAACAAGACCTTGTTTTGATGGATGAAACCTACGATCTTGTTAGGCCATATGTAGAGCCATCATCAATGGCTGAGACTGCATCAGAAATTGCAGAATATACAAAATATGAAGAGCTAGCCAGAGCAATAATTGACTCTATTGTCCTAGAGGGTTTTTATTACAAAAAGGTAACACTAGAAACTGTCGGTCTGGGCGCAGATTATATCCCGATATGGGTAGATGCAAAGAAGATTATTGAGGTTTACGAAAATAACGTTTTGGTAACGGACAGGCTTTATGAAATAACAAAAGATAAAACAGCTATTACTGAAAAAGTGTCTGATAGGGTTAATAGAGATGAGCAAGCTCCGCTAATAATGCCAACAAGCAGATCAGACATTATAGACGCAAATCTTCCACCACTTAGAGGGTTTCCAAATGGATATGACTATAAGTTTGTTCTAGAGGTTGGTCACACTTCTGTGCCATCCGATATTGTAAAAGCAACAAAGTTGTTAATCGATGACATTAAGTGCGGAAGACTTGACTATTATCAAAGGTACATATCTTCTTATAATACTGATCAATTTAAACTGCAGTTTGACAAGAGGGTTTTTGAAGGAACAGGAAATATTGTTGTAGATAAGATACTGTCTAAGTATCAAAAATCTATTACTAGACTTGGGGTATTATAATGGTAAACTGCGAAAGCCCATCTTTAATCTTTCCAATGCTTGCTGACATTTTTTATCCGATTGTAGATCAAGGAGCTTATGGCAATGTCAAAAAGGTTTGGGTTCATGACAGAACAATTGCTTGTAATTTTAATTCTGCAGGAACTGCCTGGAAAGAAGACATAAAGCCAAATGTCAATATAACTCAAGATAGCACAATGTTGGGAAGAGTTAAAACTGATATCAGATTTTCTAGTGCAGATGGACAAAATTCCATCACAAATATTATTGTGACAAATATCAAAGATAAAAACTCAAATGAAATTTATTTAGAAACTGCTGGCCCAAGAGCTGGAAAATCAACACTTTTTGAGGTTGCCACAGTAGAGCCTTTTATGGGGCCATTTGGTTCTGTAGAATATTATAAGGTTGTTATACGAAGATCTGAAAACCAGGCGGTAGATCTATGAGAATAAGATTTGATGGTAGAGAGTTTGCTAGGGATATGAAGAATATTATGAATTATTCTGCTGGATTCTTAGACGGAGTTCAGATGGGCAAACAGCAATTAATGCATTCTATTGGGGTTCAAACTATAGAGATTTTAAAAAGCTATATTGATGCTAATGCAAAAACCAATCCAGCAATACTTCATCACGTTTATGAGTGGCACAAAACAGGAAGCCCAGCTGCAAGGCTTTATGACATAGACTATACTATAAGCAATGTTGGTTTATCTTTTAAGTCATCTTTTAGGCAATCAACCACAATTCAGAATGGTTCAAACACTCCATTTTACGATAAAGCAAGAATTATGGAAAATGGAATTCCAGTAACGATTGTTCCAAGAGAAGCACAGGCCTTGAGATTTTTTGATAATGGTGAAGAAGTATTTACAAAGGGACCAGTTACCGTTCAAAATCCAGGAGGAAAAACTGAGGGTAAATTTGAGCAAGTATTTGATAACTTCTTTAATAAATATTTTACACAAGCATTTTTAAGAACAAGCGGAATGGCTGCTTACTTAGAAAATCCAGTTGCCTATAAAAAGAATTTGCCAGCTGGTAAAAAAGGCGGTAGAGCCAAAGGAGTATCAACTGGCTATAAGTGGATAGCAAATGCAGGGGTGATGAAGATTGGCTAATGACACATTATTAAATACTCCAGTTTTATGGATAAACAAATATCTACAGTCTAAGATTTTAGAAAATACTCAGCTTGACACGCCGTTTTTCCCAACCTTGCCATCTACGATTAATGACTTAACCCAGTATTTTCCTACTGGCGGAACTATGGCTACCTGGGATAGACTTGTCAGAATGAATAAAAAAAGCTTTCCTCACATTAAGTGTGAACAGGTTATGTATTATTTTTATGCAACTGGAGACAATCCCATTGAAAAAATGGTACAAATTCAAGAGCAAGTTTTAAGATTAATGGATCGTGGAGATGAGACTGCTCAAGAAATAAATAACTGGGCAACTAATCGTCAGGTAAATCTGGGAACAACTCAAAATCCAGATCTAATTGACAACATGTTTTATTTCCATGATTTTAAGGTGTATCAGCTAGAGGAAGCAAGAGATATCATAGATTTTGGTACTGCCAGAACTTATGGCGGAAACAAGATTATTATTGAGTATGATTATCACCAAATGCCAGATTTAACTGGGGCATCTTGGGAACCAGAGCGTAAGTTAGCTATAAAAGAAATTATTTAAATAGGCTGTTATACTTAATCTTGAGGAAACACGCCACTTTTATTCTAAGAAAAAGAGGTGAATTATATGGCATATACAAGAGGTACAAGTACCAACATTATCGTTGGTGCAGCAGCTTTGTTTACATACGAAGCTGGTGTCCTTTCGGATGGAGCTCTTCCAGCTTACGATCCAGAAGGAAAGACAACTCCATACGCAAATCCAACAGGAACATACCGTGAGACTTTGGCTCAGGACCCAGACTTCCGTAACGTAGGTTACACAATGAACGGTCTAGAGCTACAGTTCCAGCCAGATTTTGGTGAAGTGCAGGTAGACCAGGTTCTTGACGTTGCTAAGCTATACAAGCAGGGTATGCAGGTTAACCTGAACACTGCTTTTGCTGAGGCAACACTAGAGAA